AGGCATATAGTGGATATGATATTAAGAGTTTCATAAATAAGAATAAGAAAAAGTAGTCAGAGAAATGATTAATCCTCTTAGTGAGTTATCTGCAATTTACAATCAGAATATTGCAGAAGGTTGTGAGTGTGACGAAAAGAAAAAAGTAAAAGTTAAGGGTGAACTTCCTGGCACTAAGAGACCTGATGGTGGTGATGGTGCAGCACCCAATGATGGTAAGAACCTCCTTGTCACTGGTAATGTTCCTATGGGTGGTAGTGGTGCTAAGAGACGTGTGTCGAAGTACGCTGTTGAACCTATGGCTTCTGAGTCGAAGGAAGAATCTAAGATTGGTGGTGGTAATCTGAAGAAGTTGGCATCAAAAGCCAACACAAGAATTGATGCAGATATTGATGGTGATGTAGATACTAATGATCCAAAATCAACTCAGATGGGTGAGTTCGTTCCTTCTGCAGATGGAAAGAAGAAGATTAAAACTATGGCTCGTTTTGAATCTAATATCTACTCTAACTGGAGAGACAATTCACAAGAGCTCTTAGAAGTTATTAACGGAGGTTTGTATGGAGGTTCTGAAGATGATACTAAAAACCTGGAAAATAAAAAAGCTAAAACTGATACTAAGGCTGGCGAAAAGATTACTGAGAAGGAAATTAAGAATAAAATTAAAATCAATCCTCCCCAAGGTGTAACTGAAGGGTTTGCAGAACTCGGTGGTGTTATTGTTGAAATGTATGAACTTGAAGAAGATGCTGCCTCACAGATTGTTGATGTTGATACTCAAATTGCAAGAAAACGATTGCAAAGAGCTCAACTAGAAAAGAAAGTTGTTTTTAAAAAATCATCACAAAGTTCACAGGAACAAGAGGTTCATGAGGAAACAGAAGAAGATAAAAAGAAAAGAGAACTAGAACAGAAGACTAGAGATCATGATGATAAGAAGTCTGCTAAGGTGGCAGAAGGTGCATTATCTGGTGTTCTTTCTACTATCAGAGCCAAGAATGGTATGAAAACTGTAACAGCTAAGGGAGCTGATAAACTACAGGATAAGAAAAATAAGACTATGGGTGAAGAGAATAAGATGAGTGCCTTTGATGTGGTTAAGAAACAAATCAAAGATAAGTATGGTGAAAAGTCTTTGATTGATACTAAGGCTCCTAAGAAACAACCTTCTCCTGAACAGAGAAAGGCAGATGCTCAACGTAGATCTAAGAACTACTCAGACAATAACAAAAACTATAATCCCTACAAATCCAGAGCTGGTGAGTCTGACTGATGGAAGTAGGTACTGGAGGATTTACTAATTCTGCAAATGCATCAGGACCATTAGCCGGTTATGATAAGAAGTTGTTTAAGGGATCTGATGATCTTCTATCACAAGACTATCAAACCCCTGGACAATCAGGTCAGGCAGAGTGGAGGTTCTCTAATGTATACCCTGTTCAGAAAATGGGGTTACAGGATGTTGATGCAATGGTGAATGCATCCAATGAGTATACTAAGATAGTAGATGAGTCCGCCTATCGGCGTATTCGTCAGGTATTTAATCAAGTGAGGTTAGAACAAAAGATGAGAGAAGATTACGATGCTAAATATGATAAAAGAATTAAAGATGAAGAAAGAAAACATAAGGAACAAGATAAGATAATGAAGTATGGAAAGAACTTTCAAGATTTCCAAAAAGATTCATTAAGACCTGGTGAAGTAAAGAGATACGATAAGAAACTTGGCAAGTGGATGTCAAATAAAGATTAAGGGGTTCTATTTTTTTATAAATATTTACTAGCATAAAAAGTTTATTAAGGCAAAAACATGGCACTTTGGGGAAATAACGACGCAGTGGGCTCTGTTGGAGCCGTTGCATTGAATTATGATACTGGTGTAGTCACAGGAAATGGTACTACCTTTGGTCAGACTGGTGCAGCTCAAGAAGGTGATGTTATCCGTTTTGGTACGAAAGCAACTACTTACTTCGGTGATGCAGTAATCGTTTCAATTGCAGGAACTCAATCACTTACCATTGGATCGACCGCATCTCTGAGTGGAGCAGCAATCGCTAATGTTCAGTATGGTATTAGTCAACTTCCAAAATATACTATTGGTGATTCTACCTATTCTAAGAAAGGGACACCATCAGGTGACTCATTCGTATATGGTGTAAATGGTGCAGAAAATGTATCAGCTAAGTATCAGGTGACTCACGAGGGTTGGGTTGGTGTTACTACATACTACGATAGTTCTGGAGAACTGAGAGTCAAGAAAGAGACTCTAGTTGCAATGTCTGGTATCACGACTGGAACTACCGACTACCCTACAGAATAATTAAATGAGATTCGATGATTTGAATGGGGATAACTTTCTCCTCTTCGCTATTAAAAATTATGAGAACCCTCAGGCAGTTAGTGTTGATGATTTTGAGAAAGACTTAAACATCTTTCGATACATCAAACGACTCCTGAGGAGATATAAGAATGGTTCTGGTTTGAAGGTTCATCTTCTAATCAATCATTTTATTATTCTCTATAACATCTTTGGAGATGCAGCTACACCTATGCTGTTCTACAAACTTGATGAGGATTTGTGGCCTTCTTTAAAAACTTTTATTATATTTTTAAATAGATTTCCAGAGTATCCACGAACATCATTTCATGATATTGAAGTGGATGATTATTGTTTAGAAGAATTAACGAGGATTACTGATGGAAAGGGAGAAGATTGATAAGGTAATCGATGCATTTCGATCTGCCATGTATCAAGAATTTAGTGTTAATGAAGAAGGTATGGTAGCTAATCCTCCTGGTGGATCCGGTGGATTCAGTGCATCTTCTGATGCAAAAGGACCAACTGCTGGTTATGATAAACCCATGAAGTTTGATGGTCGTAATAAGTTTGTAAGAAAGGCCATTAGTGATCTGATGAACAGAAAGGAAAAGAGAGAAAAAAGAAAAGGCAAAAAGAAAGCTCTAGACTTCAACCCTTACTTTAAGTAATAAGATGGACGAGCAAGTTAAGTTAGCAATACTTCAGCAGAGAGTTGATGACATAAAACCTCTCTTAGATAAACTAGATCAAACCATAGAGAAATTAAGTGAGGTAAATACAACAGTTAGCAGAATGCTTGCTGTTCATGAAGAAAGATTATCAAAATCAGAAGAAATTGACTCTGTACTATTTGCAAAGATTGACGAACTCCGTGATAAAATGGACTCAGATCATAACAGTGTGCTGTCAAGACTACAGAATCTAGAGAAGAAAGTCTGGATGGGTATTGGTGTAGTTGCTGTTATTTCATTCTTAGGTCAGACTACTTGGTTCGACTTGACTCCTCCTTCACAACAGGGTACAATAACGAGTAGTTATAGTAAGTGATATGGATTTTATTGATGTCAAATACATCAATTTGATCTCCTCAAGACTTCCTAAGTTCAAAAGAATAAAGCCCAAGCTTTATAACTTCAGGTGTCCCATATGCGGAGACTCACAGAAGAATAAGAATAAGGCTAGAGGTTTTCTTTACCAGGTAAAGAACAATACTAATTTCAAATGCCATAACTGTGGCATCAGCATTTCTTTTGCAAACTTCTTAAAGGATTTGGATCCTCAAACTTATAAACAATATACTTTTGAGAAGTTCAAGGAAGGTAATACTGGTAAGAACTTTGTAACTGAAACTCCTGAAGATATGTTTGGTAAGATAAGAAATACTAAACCAACATTCAAGAAGAAGATTGAGATAGATCTTCCTTCTGCTTTTGATGTATCTGTTTCCAAACACTATTTGGAATCAAGAGCCATCTTGCGTGGGAAGTTTTACTACGCTGAGAACTTTCAAGAGTTTGTAAATACCTTGAAACCTGGTTCTTTTCATAATACTAAGTATGGAGAACAAAGAATCGTAATTCCTCTTGTTAGGAATGAGAAACTTATCGGGTTACAGGGCAGAGCCCTATCTACAAACCCTATTAAATACTTAACCATTATGTTGGATGAGGATGAACCAAAGATCTATGGAATGGATACAATTGATAAATCCCTTCCAGTTTATGTAACAGAAGGGCCATTCGACTCCACATTCATTCATAACTCAATTGCTATGTGTGGAGCTGATGCTGATGTTGCCAGTTGGGGTGTTAACAATCCCGTTTGGATATATGATAATGAACCTCGTAATGAACAAATCATTAGAAGGATCGAACAAACAATTGATCAGGGAGGAACCGTTGTTATATGGCCCTCTAACATCAGAGAAAAGGACATAAATGATATGGTCCTAAATGGACACAGAGTTCAAGAGATTGTGGATAAAAACACATACAAAGGATTAGAAGCAAAACTTAAATTTACCACTTGGAAAAAGGTATGAGTAACGGTACAAAGGTTCAGAAAAGAGATGGTCGTGTTGAGTCTCTTGATTTAGAAAAGATGCACCTCATGGTTGAGGAGGCATGTGAAGGTTTGTCTGGTGTTTCTGCTAGTCAGGTAGAGATGCAATCTGGCATTCAATTCTATGATGGTATTACAACAGGAGAGATTCAGGAGATTTTGATCAAGAGTGCAAGTGACTTGATTGATCTTGAACATCCTAACTATCAGTTTGTGGCTGCAAGGTTACTCTTGTTCTCTCTTAGGAAGTCCTTATACGGTCGTACAAGAGTTATTCCTACACTTATTGAACACATCACCAAGTGTGCTTACCAAGAGAATTACGATAAAGATATTTTCACAAAGTATTCACAAGAAGAAATTGAGAAAGCAGAAGTATTTCTAGATCATGATCGTGACTTCTTGTTTACATATGCTGGACTAAGACAAGTTGTAGATAAATATCTGGTACAAGACAGAAGTGAAGGGAAAGTATACGAGACTCCACAGTTCATGTATATGATGATTGCTTTGACAATCTTCCAGGAGTATCCCAAAGAAACTCGTTTGTCATATGTCAAGAGGTACTATGACGCAATCAGCAAACACAAAATCAACATCCCAACACCAATCATGGCGGGTGTGCGAACCCCCCTCCGTCAGTTTGCGTCCTGTGTTTTGGTTGATGTTGACGATTCCTTGGATAGTATTTTTAGTTCTGATATGGCCATTGGCCGTTATGTCGCACAAAGGGCTGGTATCGGTATCAACGCTGGGAGAATCCGTGGGATCAACGCTAAGATCAGGGGTGGAGAAGTACAGCACACTGGCGTTGTTCCTTTCCTTAAAAAGTTTGAATCAACTGTACGATGCTGCACGCAGAATGGGATTAGAGGTGGATCAGCCACAGTCCACTTCCCAATCTGGCACCAAGAAATAGAGGACATCATTGTTCTTAAGAACAACAAAGGTACAGAAGACAATCGGGTACGCAAACTTGACTACTCAATCCAACTCTCAAAAATCTTCTATGAGAGATTCATCTCGAATGGAGACATCACCTTATTCTCACCTCACGATGTTCCAGGTTTGTATGATGCTTTTGGCACTGACCAATTTGATGATCTGTATACAAGTTATGAATCTGATGGATCTATTCCGAAGAAAACTATCAAGGCTCAAGAACTTATTCTCGATCTTCTAAAAGAAAGAGCAGAGACAGGTCGTCTGTATCTGATGAATATTGATCATTGTAACTCACACTCCTCCTTCAAAGATAAGGTTGAGATGAGTAACCTATGTCAGGAGATCACACTTCCTACATATCCTCTTCAACATATTGATGATCCAGTAGGTGAGATTGCTCTCTGTATTCTTTCTGCAATTAACATTGGAAAGATTAGATCTAATGATGAACTAGAAGACCTCTGTGACCTAGCCGTAAGGGGTCTGGATGAGTTGATTGACTATCAACACTACCCAATCATCGCAGCGGAACTTGCAACCAAGGCCAGGAGGTCTCTGGGTATTGGTTACATTGGATTGGCCCATTACCTGGCTAAACTGGGTCACTCTTATGACTCACAGGAAGCATGGGATGTTGTTCATGAACTCTCTGAGTCCTTCCAGTATTATCTCCTAAGGGCTTCCAATCAATTGGCTAAGGAGAAAGGTCATTGTGAATACTTTGGTAGAACCAAATACTCCAGTGGAACCCTTCCCATTGATACCTATAAGAGAGATGTGGATGAGTTGGTTACAACAGAGTTGAAACATGACTGGGATGAACTCAGAAACGATATCCTCACACACGGTCTCAGAAACTCAACACTTTCTGCACAGATGCCATCAGAGAGTAGTTCTGTTGTATCAAATGCAACCAATGGTATTGAACCACCCCGTGGATACTTATCCATTAAGATGTCAAAGAAAGGACCACTCAAACAGATTGTTCCTCAGTATGCATCCTTAAAGAATAACTATACCCTTTTGTGGGATATGAAAAATAATGGTGGATACATTAAGATAGTGGCTGTGATGCAGAAGTTCTTTGACCAGGCAATTAGTGGAAATTGGAGTTATAATCCAGAGAACTATCCTAATAATGAGGTTCCTGTTTCTGAGATGGCAAATGATTTTCTCACAACTTATAAATATGGATGGAAGACATCCTACTATCAGAACACTCACGACTTAAAGTCTGATGAAGTAGATGAAGAGCCTAAAACAAAGTTAGATAATTTGCTAGAAGAACTATCACAAGCCGAGGAGGGAGAGTGTGAATCCTGTGCAGTTTAAAGTGTCACCAGTAGGTGGAAAAGATATTATGAATGAAGTGAAGGGTATGACGGTGTTTAACACCGAAGTTCATGATTCCAAGAAACAACCAATGTTTTTTGGAAAACCTCTGGGAGTCCAGAGGTATGATTCTTATAAGTATCCTGTGTTTGAGAAACTCACAACACAACAATTGGGTTACTTCTGGAGACCAGAAGAAGTTTCATTACAGAAAGATCGTGGAGATTATCAATCACTTCGTCCAGAACAAAAGCATATCTATACAAGCAACCTCAAGTATCAGATTATGCTTGACTCCATACAAGGGCGTGGTCCTGGGATGGCTTTTATACCTTATTGCAGTCTCCCCGAACTAGAAGCCTGTATGGAAGTGTGGGGATTCATGGAGATGATTCATAGTCGTTCATACACATACATCATCAAGAACATCTATTCCAACCCTTCTGATGTGTTGGATACTATCATCACTGATCAGAAGATCCTAGATCGTGCCAAGAGTGTTACAGAGTCATATGATGACTTTATCAACACAGCACAGATCTGGGGAACTGGTAACATGTGGCAGGATGACTTTAGAGGATCTCCATCAACTGCCTATGAGATTAAGGAAGTCAAACGTAAGCTCTATAGGGCTGTTGCGAATGTGAATATCCTGGAAGGTATTCGTTTTTATGTTTCTTTTGCTTGTAGTTTTGCCTTTGGTGAACTCAAACTTATGGAGGGATCCGCAAAGATCATCTCCCTTATTGCAAGAGACGAAAACCAACACCTGGCAATCACTCAAAACATCTTGAACAAGTGGAGAGATGGTGATGATCCTGTGATGAAACAGATTGCCAAAGAAGAAGAGGAGTGGGTGTATGCAATGTTTGATAGAGCTGTGAATGAGGAGAAGGCATGGGCTGACTACCTCTTCCAAGATGGTTCTATGATTGGATTGAACGATACCCTTTTACAACAATATGTTGAGTGGATTGCCAATCGACGCATGAAGGGTATAGGATTGAAGCCAGTCTACGATGTTCCTGCAAAGAACAACCCTCTACCTTGGACTCAACACTGGATCACCAGTAAAGGTGTTCAAGTAGCTCCACAAGAGACTGAAATCACTTCCTATATTGTTGGTGGAATCAAACAAGATGTACAAAAAGACACTTTCAGCAACTTTAAACTCTGAAATAGAAGGGAGATATCCCTACAACACATCTCTTTTGTCCTATAAGAGGTGGTCTGATAGTCTCAGGCCACCTTTTTGTGGTTTAGCTCATAAGGCACTTCATAAGTTTATGGAGGTGTGGTATGAGAGACCTATCTACCCACACAACCTACCTATTGATGAACAGGTTGAGAATGTGAGAATGAAGTATGGATATGATTGTTGTCCTATTGAATCATATGACCGCACAAAGTATGTGTGGAGGGGTGGTGATGATTGGCACCACTAAATATTCCAGATGAATATGTTATGTGTGTGACTACGAAAACCCCTGGACCTTTTTGGAGAGATGTTTTACTACTGACGATGTTCTTGACAACTATGGGTTTGTTTATCTCATTACCAATCTCACTAACCAACGAAAATACATTGGGAGAAAGGTTTTCTGGTTTCATCGAAAACCTCCAGGGAAGAAACGAAGAGTAAAGAAAGAGTCAGATTGGAAACTGTACTATGGATCCTGTGATGAACTGAAACAGGATGTTAAACTCCTTGGAACTCACATGTTCAGGAGGGAGATTCTTTCACTGCATAAAACTAAAGGTAAGACAAACTTTGCTGAGACTGAAGCATTGTTTAAGAATAATGTGCTCACAGAATCTATGGATGATGGTACTCCTAGGTACTACAACTCCAATATCATGAACCGTTATTATCGTAAGGATTACTTTAGTTTTTAACAAAGATACATAATAATGTTATAATACTTAAGAATTTTTACTGACTCATGAAGAAACTATTCACACCTCTTCTGGCTTTATCGCTAGTAGGATGTCAACAAGCCTCTACTGGAGCCAACCAAGAAGTTGATGTTACGGAAGATAATAATACAGCTATTGAACTTGAAGTAATTGAACCAGCAAAAAAGTTATGGACTTGTCCAACTTGTAACTCAAATGAACAATATGTATTGAAAGAACTACAAGAGACTGCAGGTATTACAGATAAGAACGCACTTGCAGCTATTCTTGGAAACATCAAACAAGAAAGTAAGTTCCTACCTAACATCTGTGAAGGAGGAGCTAGAGTTCCTTATCACCATTGTCACTCAGGTGGTTATGGTTTGATTCAATGGACTACAAAGGGTAGGTATGATGGCCTTGGATTCTTTGCTAGAAAATATAGTTGTGATCCAAGTACGCTAGAGTGTCAGACTCGTTACTTGATTAATGAGATTCACTTCCAAAAGGTTCTACCAGAGTTTAAGAACCCTGGATTTGGTATTCATCAGTACATGGTTCCTTCCTACTACTGGTTAGGATGGGGTATCAAAGGACCAAGAGTTACATATAGTCATCAATACGCAGCACAACTGGTAATGGGTTGACAGGTGAGGAAACATCCTTTATAATATATGAGTTGGGAGGGAAACCACTCAACTGCGGTAACTCCCTTGGTGGTTCAGGGTTAGCGGCGATAGGAACCACCTTGAGGGTCAGTAGCTCAGATGGATAGAGCAATTCACTTCTAATGAATTGGTCGGGGGTTCGAGTCCCTCCTGACCCGTTCCCAAAGTGTCACAACCAATGGTTGTCCTTTGGGTTTAAACCTTATAATGATAGGAGTTACAAACACATTATGTCTCTCGATCTGAATCAAGTTGTCCCCAGTGTTGTTCGTAGTGTAGCTGTAGCAGTTGTAACACTACCACTGGCACTCTCTGTGAGTGGAACATTGAACGCGGGTAGTTCATTCCTCCGAGCACAAGCTGATGTAGCTACTTCAGAAAGTACAGCTACTCTTACTCAGAATGATGTTAAAGGTGATCTGACTCGTGCTTGTCTCGATTACCTCCTCTCTAAAGGAGATAGTAAGGCAGAACGAGCAGCCAAAGATAAAATCGATACATACTTTGGTAATGAGATGAACTACGGTGAAGTTTGTAAGTGGGTCTATCGTTGATCCATTGGCCCTTCGGGGCCTTCGCCATTGTAGCTCAGGGGTAGAGCAGGGTACTTGTAATA